TTTTGTGTTCGCCCTTTTCTTTAATCGTCAATTTCAGTTGGCTCAATGTCAACATTACTTTCCTTATCCGCTTCTAATTCTTTGTTTAAAAGAGTGCCTGCTAAATCTTTTCTTCTTTGATCTAGTTCAGTTCCTACTTTATCAGATAGCGCCGCTTTAAAGGCTTTCTCTGCCTCTACGTTGTCGCCTTTGTCTAAAGCATTAATCATTTTCTTAGTATCTTCAATTGCCATTAGAATCCTCCGTCATCATCTTGTTTTGCTTTTGGATCAGGTATAATACCTGAATCAATTTCTTGTTGTATTGTTTCTCTTTCTCGTTCTATTTCATTGTCATTCAATTTAAGAATATGTTTGTTGACATAATCCATAGAGTATACAGTACCAATCATGCCATTATCTTTCATCGCTCTATAAATTTCCATGCGATCTTTAAACATTTCGCTTTCTTTTATCTCAGCAAAATATCCATCATTGACATATTCATACTTAATCATTTGAGATAAACTATTTTCCCAATCTTCGATAGTGATAACACCTTTGAGAATTAGTTGAGTTTTCAGTATATCATGGAATAAAGTATTAAATCTATTTCTTAATCTACTGATAAACTTTGTAAATTTTATCTCGTCTCTATTTACCTCAGTTGATCTACCAAGTTGTAAACCACCTGCCGCTTCGCTATCTAGTCTGCTATACGGTACGTTTAGAGATTGATATAGTTTCTTTTGAAAATATTTGATATCATCTATCTCGCCAAGATTTGAACCACCAGGTAAAGTTGTAATCTCTGTCCCTCTACCACCTTCACGTCTTGGTAACCAAAAATCTTCTAACATACTCATATATTGTCTATCGTCTCTAATCTCTCCTGTAGAGGCGTCATATACAAGTTTGTTTCTATATCTGTTCATTACATCTTTGAGGTATTGTTCTGCCTTTACTTTTGGTAGATTACCTACATCAATGTAAAAAATTCTTCTTTCTGGTGCCCTAGATATACGATAGATAACCACACTGTCTTCTATCATTCTCAACTGATTGACTGGTTTGATTGCCTTATGTAGATAAGACAGTACCATGTTTCTTTGTTGATCTACTAGACCACTTACACAATGAGCGATGGCATCTTTAGCAATCTTTAAACCAGTTGTGCTAGACGCACCTGCTTGTACACCTTTCTCATTGTAAATATAAAATTCTTCAAACTCTACTGACCCTGGTTTGTTAGGATCTTTTGGGGCAAACTCATTACCTTCTTTAGATTTTGGTGCCCTTACTTTCTTAATCTTTCTTGGATCAATATATCTTAATTCTGTTATGCCATTCTTTACATTCTTAGGATCAATTACTTTATGATATACGATACGACCATCTACGTACCATCTTCTAAAAATGTCATGCCCTTTCTGTTCAAACTCCAATAATCTAATTACGTTTTCAAACTCTTCGCCAATTCTTTTCTTTACTGCCGCTGAGAATGGTATGTTGTTGACATTTAGTCTAACAACTTCTTGTTTATCATCAACTACGATTGCCTCATTGATGATGTCTTCGATTGCCATATCACATTCTGGGTGTATGGAAACTTCTCTATATCTTCTTACTAAGTCTGCTTCGTTATGTATTTTTCCTTCTTGGTCAAGGTATGTACCAAAGTGACCACCACCCATAATAGTTTGTACGCCATCTTCCGCGGTAGGTGCGGTAAATGATTGACTATTGGGTTTAGTCTCTTGTTTACGTTTGATTTCGAAACCAAATATTTCTGCCACTACGATCTCCTTTTTCAATATTTAGTGGGGCACTAAGGCCCCACTTTTTATAACAACAATTAAGTTGTAGTGTTTGATTCCCAGTATTGGTATCTCCAAGTACATTCAAATGTTTCTAATGCTGTTACCTGGTCATAGTTTAAGTCAACTTGCCCTATGATAGTTGGGAACATACCTCTAAAAGTATAACTCTTAATTGTATTACCGTTTCTATCTAAGTGGTCAACAAAAGCATCTACCTGATAATCAACTGGGTTGTTTAACCCTTCGTTATCTGAATGATTGTTTATACCATTTGACCATCTCTCTATCGCATTTTTGATTAAGAAATCAGTATCGTTGATGATAGTAGTTGTCCAAGTTTGGAATGTTCTATCACCTGCCATATAGATTGGTCTACCACGGAAGTTTACTGCTATTTCACCTAGTTCACTTGTTGGTAGTATAGTAGATGAACATAGAAAAGCCATGCTTTCTGTTTCACCACCTACTGCCGCGTAACCTGGGAAAGGCATAGTTACTTTAAATTGGTTTTGTCTTGCTCCACCGCCTTTTAGTTTTGAGACAAAATCTGATACGTTAGCCATAATTTATCTCCTATGCTCCTGCCACTTCACTAAACGCAACGCCTGTTCTAGTCGCTACAAAGTTTAGTCTGATGAAATTGATTGAACGATTTGGTTTGATAAAGATATCTGCCACAAATTCGTTTCTGTCAATTAGATCCGCAGTGTTATTTGTTTCATCACAGATTACTGAGAAATCTGTAATACCTCGTCTGCCTTGTATATCTCTAAGGAAAGGCTCTACTAAGTTTCTAAATTGTGCCCTTGTGAACTCGTCATTGAACTCAAAGAGTTGGAATTTAGCCGCTGTAGAAATCGCTTTCTCTAAGACTAAGAATAATCTTCTTACGTTTATTCTATCAAAAGCAGAAGGTTTTGATTGTGCTGTTTTATCACCAAACAAGACAGTGCCTTGTCCAGGGAATGTAACAACTGGGTTTACTCTTGCTTTATATAGTACATCTCGCTGTGCTTGGTTTGGATCAAATGCTAGTTTTACAGCACCTCTAATCTGACCTCTGTTGAATCCAGCAGGTGAGAAGAAAGGATCTGCTACCGTATCTGTTCTCGCACAAAGTCCAGCGATGTCACCGTTTAATGGTACAAATCTAAATACGTCATTGTATTTGTCGTACATTTGTTTGTAACCACTGTCGATAACAGCGTATGATGAACTTGATAAACCGTCAGCAAAGTTTTTAACATTTTCTGTAGCCACAATTGCGTTTGCCGCATTTACAACGTCTGCTCTCGCAGGTGAAACAAATGCCACACAATCTTTTCTTGCTTCAGCAATATCAATAACTTTAGTTGCGTGTGTGTCTCCTGTAGCATCTGCCGCAGTAGCACCACCACCTTGAGATGGTCCGCCTATAATAAAGTTAACCTCTTCAGTTTCTGGATCAGCAAACTTATCGTATGCTAATGCCATTTCACCAAGAGTTGGTTCGTTGTCAGTAGTACCGCCAGATAAACTATCACTAAAGATAGAAATAGTTTGAGTACCAGCATTGTCAAATGTTTGACCTACTTTACTTGAACCAGCGTTTGCTAATGTGCTGTCGTGGTCTAACCAGTAAATGTATTTACTGTTTTGATATAAGTAATCCGCGTAGTAAATGGATTCACCACTTGCCCCTTTTGCGTCAGAAGCCTGAGATAATCCTGCGTGTGTTTCTAATATCGTACCAGCAGTACCAGTAATACCACCGTCTTCATCTACAACCGCGATGTGTAATTCGTCAAGCGAACCACCAGCGTTTGCTGTGTCGTCAGTAGTTGTTGGTGCCGCACTAAAGTTGAAATGGTATTCCCAAAATCTTCTAAAGTATGCGTTGTCTGCCACAGCATGTCTAAGACCACCAGTTTCAGTTGCGCCAGTTGCCTGATTAAATCTAGCAATTGTTAATACGTTACTGCCTGGTAATGCTGTTACCTTGTAATAAAAACCTGAAGGCACAGCGGTAAAGTTACCACTTGTATCTCCAAATTCAATAATGTCACCTACTTGAATTTTATCGCCGCCAGCATCATCAATTGTGATTGCTGTATCGCCAATAGCCGCAGATGCGTCATTTACAAGGTTAGAACCCCCACCGTTACTTGCGTAAGCAGTAGAGTTGGTACACATAGATACTTTTAAATTGTTACCTTCAGTTCCTGCTTCTCTGGCACCAAAGTTGCCATTAGATGCTGAACCGTCAGAATAGTTGTCGAGGTAGTGAGTAGTGTTTTTAATCTGTAACCCTGTGCCACTTGAAGTCGCATTAAGGTTGCCAGTTACTGCTCTTACTACTTTTAAGGCATTACCGTATTGTAAAAAGTTGGTCGCACTAAAAAAATATTCGAAGTTTGCCGCAGTTGGTTTCCCAAAAACTGAAACATACTCGTCTTCACTAGAGATTAAAGTAACCTCATCCATCGGCCCTTTCTCACTAACAACCGCAATCGCACCAATACTGGTAGAGACCGCTGGGATTACATTAGTTAGATCCTTTTCCGTAACATTAACGCCCGGTGATACTAAAAAAGCCATCTTGTTTTCTCCTTAAAATTGTTTATTAATAAACTACACATCTATTTATTAAATGTGAATTTTACCAACCTTTTTTCTGAACGACAGGTGACCATGTCTGTCCATATGGATCTTTGAAACTATCATTTTCAGGTGTTGTGAGACCATCATCGACAAAACCAAATGGTGCCATATCTTGTTCCATCAAATGTGATTGTTCATCTACAAGTCTTGCTCGTATATCTTGGTCAGTGAGTTCTTTGAAATATGTTTGGTTTGATAACCAGGCAAACATTACTAAGCACATGACCAAATCGTCTGTAGAACCTTCTTCTGCTTCGTATTTTTCTTTACCTTTAAGTATGTAAGTAGATAACTCAGCGATAATATCAAAGTCTTGTATGATAAACTTATCTGTTTCTATCATTGTTTTTAAGTTAGAGCAACCAATTTTCTTTGTTGCTTTTGTAGTTCGTAAACCTAATTGTGATTGTTTACCACTAAAACCTGTACCAGCAATCTGACCTGATCGACCTCGTTGATTGACCATAATCATATTGTCATATTCTAAATCAAACTGTAA